TTATGTAATCAATTATTTTTTGTTTCATCTAAAATCATTCCTATTGTTATTAATATCATTCCTACCGTAAAAACGAATAGCGCCATTTTTGCTTCTTCACTCATATTTTATTTATTAAATTTTCAACTTCTAACCAATACTTTTTTTGATTGTAAGGAACTAAACATTTTACTGTTTCTACTGTTTGTAACGCTCGTAATTTAGCTTCTTCTAATCCGTGTAAATACATGGAACTTTTGTAAATTTCGTTTGCTTTCTGTTTTGAGTTCATATTTCTTTTAATTTTAATTTTACTTCTTTTAACGCCTGAAGGTAACCTGACCGCCAGCGTTTTTCTACTTTTATTTTTTGCATGAATTTTTCCGTGTTTTCAATGCAAGCTAAAACATGTTTTAAATTACTCTTTTCTTTCTGGGTCATAATCATTATTTATTTTAAGTCCGTACATTAAATTAAACCAATCAAATTCGTGTTCGGCTTTTGTTTTATACATTCTAAATCGCTTTGTACATTCTTTTAAAAACCATTGTTTCCACTCTTCGCACATTTCGTCGGTCATGCAGTAATTTGAATACCAGTTAGGTTCGTAAACAATTCCTTCTTCGTGTTTTGCTATTTCTAACATTTTATAAATTGCGTCCCATCCAAATTGTTCTTGTTTGTCTTTATAAACTTTTTTCATATTTTATTTTTATTATTCGTAAATACAATTCTTCGTTAAATATACCTCTTATTTCGTCTGTTTTTAGTTTTTTACTCCATGCTCTAATTAAATAAGGTAGTGAATTGACTTGTATAGCTGTTTTCATGCGTTCTAACGTTAAAAAATTACTCCCAAGTATGTAAGTGTCACTACTACCGTTAAAATGCTTATAAACGCAATAAACATTTCTTTTAAAGTTTCTTTAGTTTCCATAATTATAAGTTTTGTAATTTTAATTTATATTGTCCTAATCTTAATAAACCACGTTTGCAAGTTTCAACACGTTTTTTAAACTTTGCTGCTAAATTATCTAAGTAACCTAATTCACATTTTTCAGCTAAATTTTGGTATAATTCAATTCGTGTTTTCATTCCTAAAATTAAATCGTCTACTGAATAAATATAGTCTTCAATTAATTCAGCGTCTAAAACTTTTCCTTCGTCGCACTGGTGACATTCCGTTCTACGGTCGTAAACTGGATTTTGTTCGAAGTCGTCGTTATATAAGTTATAACCCCAACCTTCGCAATTTTCGCAATCTTTAATAAATTTTTTCATATCATTTCTATTTATTTAATGTGGTAACTTTTGCCACTTATCTTTTATCAAAGTGTAATTTTTTCTATTTCTGTTTTTACTTCATTCCAATATTTAGTTGAATCAATTAGTAATATTTCGTTAACCGTAATTAACGCGCATTGCTTTGCGTTTTCTAATTGATTTGAAACGCTCCATGCTTCAACAAAATCAAAATGTTTGTTTACTAATTCAGTTGCTTTTTCTTTTGGTGTCATAATGTTTTCTTAAATGTTATATGCAAATATAAGCATTCAATTTGGATTATAAACAACTTATCTACAAAAATACGTGTTTTTTACGTGTTTATACGTAGACCGTCTAAGTAAAACTACGTAGATATAAACGAAAAAACCCCCGTCTAACGCTCTTTCAGATTGTTAAAGGGGGGTTAAAATTAAAGTATGCGCTAAGTTACAACGGAAATTTTGAACTATCTATTATTTTAGTTAAATTATCTTTGCCGTCGTTACGAATTCGATCTATGTAAATATGTAATATTCGACCTCCTACGGGTTTTGGTGGCGCTCCGCGTTCTACGTGCCAACCCATAAACCCTTCACCGTATTCTTCTTTATACGTTCCAGTTATTGCCATGTGAATTTGTTTTAATTCTATTTGACATTTACCCCCGTTAGTATTTAAAAGTTCCCTAACGTCGTTTCTGGACGCGTTTTCGTGTATATGTCCCATCGTAAACACGTCGAACCCTTCAGCAAGTTCTAACGCCCGTGTTAAATTTAACGCTCCTTTTGTTACTACTCCACCACCGCCCGAACCGTGATAATATTTTATTTTAGTTGAAATACAACTTTTGTGGATTTTGTATGGAAAAACGTTTACAATTAACCAGCCACCGTAACCACCCGTAATTACATTGGACTTACATTTGTAATTTAATAAGTCTACGAATCTTTGTAAAGGGTCTGTTTCTACATTCCTAATTATACCCGTTTCATGGTTTCCGTAACCTACTACGGTAATAATATCAGCATAGGGCGTAAACCATTCAACCGCATCTTCTATTACCGCTTCTAAATAGTTTGCTTTGTTGTGTTCGGGTCTAATATCTTTTTTACTTCTTCGTGGATCCCATTTCCCCTGCATTAAACAGAAAGTGTCCCCGTTTAACATAACGGGTATTTGGTTTTCCAAACAGTAATCCAAATGCTTTTTTAATAGTTCACGGTCGCATTTCGGGTTATCCCAGTGTAAATCACTTAATAAAGCCACTTGTACGTGCTTTCCAGTTAAGTTAAGGCGCGCAATATTCTTAGAAATTTTCTCTACCATGTTTTATTATTAAGTATAAGCAAATAAAACCAACTACGAACCCTAAAAGGAACGGTGTAAAATTAATTGGTTCGTGTTTTAATTGTGTTTTAACGCTGTTTGAAGCGTTTAATGTAGTGTGTAAGTAATATACTTCGTTTCTCATTTAAAACGTCGTAAAACTACCTTAGAAATAATTTTACCTAACCATTTTAATAAACCAGTTTGAGCGTCTAAAGTTACTTGTACGCCTTCAGCATCTTTTTTAATGTCAATATCTAATTTTTTACCGTCGTACTTAAACTCTTTTTTGTCTTTGTGGTTGTGTACTTCTACGTCAATGTTTTTAGTGTCTACATTCACGTCTAAATCTTTGCCATCTTTAGAAACTTTTACTTTTGTTTCTCCAATTTCTAAATCAACTTTTACTTTCTTTGCCATTTTTAAAATTCATTAATTAAACATATTGAAACACTTGAATACAATTTTGAGATTTTAACCATTTTTTCGTAGTCAGGATTATTATTTAAAACTAAACAACCCTCAGACCAACCACCTATTTTAGTAGAAACTTGTTTACTACCTTTGTTATACGTCGAACCGTGAATATTCATATTAATTAAGTCCCTTTTAATCTCGGTTGTTGGGTTCGTTTTAAGGTCGTTTGTAAAGTCACGTCTATACGGAATACCTTTTACTTGCCGTAACGCTTCCATTTTGCCCCTATGTAAGCCGTAAGCGTACGAATCGTAATACCATGCGCCCGCTTCCATTACCGCAGTTCCTTTATTTCCTTTGTTTGTCGTGCAACTCGTGACAAATTGGAACGCATTAAAGTTAAATACATAACATTTATCGTCAAAAACGTCGTTACCGTCTTCATTTGAACGAATAAATAACAACCAAAGATTAGGCGGTAAGGTTTTGAACGTGTCTAAACTCATTACTTTGTCAAGTAACTGTTTATCCGTGTAACTTTTTACGTTTGACATATTTAAATTTTTCTGGTAATATAGCGTAAATATTATTTTTGTTGTTTATTTCAGGGTTTATTAAAGTTACTTTGCGTTCTAAACAGTCAAATAACCTCGCTTTTAAATCTTGAACTTCGAAGTGTGTATATGAAAGCCACAAAGCCAAAACACCCATTGCACCGTGTTTTTTAATTATAGCTAAAAATTGGTTTATTGGTGTCATGCTTCAAAAGGTGGGGGTGTTGATTTTGGTTCGTATGGAATTAAATCTAAGTCTTTTACCCAAAGATAATCAGGGTTTACGCACTGCTCCATTTCCTCAACTGAAATAATCCAATTATCATTCAAGTCTTGAATAGGATTAAAGTAGCTATCTGATGCATACCATTGCCCGACTATCTCATCCTTTTGTACCTCTGTCAATAGTCCGACATAGGTTAACTTTTCTTCTGCTGTTAAATCTGTTAGTTTCATACTTGACGTGCTAAAGTTGTTTGAAATGCTTGTACCGCTGTGTAAAAGTTAAGTGCTTCGGCATCTGTTAAACCGTCACCTATATAACTAAATGCATATTGTCTATTGGTATAATATTGTCCGCCTCCATTATTATTAAAAGCACCTAACCATATATTTCCGTTACAATTATTAATAGATAAAACACTTCCAGTAGTTAATAAAGAACCATTTTTATGATTTTTTATAACATTAGATGCTGTTCTATTTCCAACAAAAAAACCTCTTGAGTCTGTATTTGCTGAATTTATGTAAATTACACCCGAATTAATTACATTAGAAAATTGATTTAAATATCTTGACAAAAACAACATATAACCATTTGCATTACTTCCAACACCGCCCATATCTACTGTTAATGCGTCTATATTTGTTCTTGAATAAAATCCATGTGAATATGAATTTAATGCCGTATTTGCATTTGGAATGAACTTAGTATCCATGTAGGCATTAGTACCGTTTGGTAAAGCTCCATTAACTGAATGTGTCCATCCTCCTACAAATACACCTCTAAACGCCGCATCAGTATCTAAAGGATTTTTTAAATTAAATTTATGTTGTGAAGCTGTACCACCAACAAATGGATACAAAGCCTTCATTTTACTCCACACATTATACCCTTTCAAGCCAACTACCAAAGTATTGATTGCCGCTTGTTGTGTTGGGTCTGTTATTGCAGCCGCTGTTATGAATGCAGCCGCATCTGGATCAGTTGTAACTCCTACAATATCAGTTAAACCCGCATAACTTTTAGCGTGTGAATCTCCCCAACCAACCGCGTTGTTTGCACCTTGCCCCCAACCAATAGCGTTGTTTGCGGCTCCATCTCCCCAACCGTTACTATTTGCCATTTTTTTCTTTATTTAATTTAACTAAATATGCCTTTAATTTTTTTACGTTTTCAGCTTTGGGCGTGTAAACTTTTTTTAAATGAACCATCCTGTAAAATTGTTTTGTGTACTTGGAAACATGTCACCGTTAGAATTAGTATTATATTCCGGGAATAAATCATTATTAAAACTAATATAATCTATAAACCTTTCAGCGTAATTTTGCGCGATCATTAATTCCTTTTGCACCAAATAATCTATTTCGTTTTTTTCTACGTTAGTCGAATTATCGCTATTGTGTTTATAAACTCCTTTGTTTGCAATTGTGTACGCTGCGAATGGTAAAAATTGCGACATTGCGAAGTGAATCAGCATCGGTTTTACATACGTAACTAATAAATTATTATAATCCGTTGGTATCGTATAAAGTGAATCTATAAAAATTTCCGCATCGTAATTTCCGCCGTCAATTGTTACCGTGTCTCCTAATTTATAACCCGTTCCGGCAACATCAATATCTGCAACTGTAACCAATCCTCCAACGGCTGTAATATCTACCGTTAAACTCGCTCCATTGCTTGTTGTTGTAACACCGGTTGCGGTTGTGTAACCTGTTCCCGGATTAGTAATTGAAATTGCTGTTGGTATTCCTGAATAAGCTAAAATAATTTCAGCTTGTAATTTCTGAAGTAATTGCGTTCCTAAAATTCTTTGTATATCAATATCTTGCGCGATCTTTACCCACTGAATAAAATTATCAGTATCTACATTACCATTTAACGCTGTAAATTTAACAACGTCGTTTCGTGTTATTAATAATGCTTCTGCCATTTTATTCTTGGTTTTCTTTTAACATACGTCCACCCGTGTTTGGGTTGTTTGGACTAAATCCTTTTAACGGTAAATTGTTTGGATAAATACTTACTTCGTATGGGTTTGTAACTTTATATCCTTTTATTTCAGCTGCACGCGTTCCTATTTCTGCGTAACCTTTTTCAATAGCGTTTAAATCTAACATGAACGTTACTCTACTCCATTTGTGTTTACATTGCGCACCGCCTTTAAAGCGAAATATGTCGTAAGTGTTTGCCCCAAATTCACCCCAACCCGGATTAACCGCGCGTCTACTCATTGCGTCAATATCTTCTTTTCTGAATTGCCTATCTTCTTTGGCCATCATTGCTTTACAAAATGCTCTTTCAGGTGTTTTATTTCCCGTGTATTTGTAACGAACTTTAAAATATTTTAAGTCTCCTACTTTTTTGTCCTGTACGCTCTTTAATTTCGGTTGTGGGTTACCAGTTTGCACTAAGTTAATTAAACGGCTTAAAAGCGTTGTTTTAGGCTCTAAATCGGTTTCAGCTTTAATTAATTGTAGGTCTAACTCTTCGTCTATTTCCGTAGCTTCCCTTTCGTCTACCATTACCCAACCTTCACCAAGTTGGTTAGCGTCGACTTCAGCTAATATTTCTTCTAAGTCCGTGTTTATTTTGCTTAATTCCGTTCCAGTTTCTTCAATTACTTGCTCTTCAGTTAACGCGTTTTCTAAATCCACGAATTCTAACGGTTGTAACGTCCTGAAAAATAGCTTTAATGAAATTCCATTAAATGCTAAAACCTTATCAAAGCATTCTATAATTTCTTGTTGAAATGGTCTTATAACCATATTGTCAAAAAGTATTGTTGAATTTCTTAATTCATCTGCATTCGAACTAAAACCGTTTGAACTTGCAATACCAAATAATAAAGGACTTGTTACATTGTGTCCTAACATTATTTTACGTAAACACTCTTCGCTTAAATACGTGTAATGATCCGGTGCGTCGTTTAATGGAATATCGTCTACGGTAGTTTTACTTTCTGCATTTTGATTAAAAGCAACTATTACTTTTTGTCCACGCGATCCGGTTAATTTGCTTAAAACTTTTGAAGTAATTATTTCTTGTTGTTCTTCGCTCGGTAAACCGTTGTTAAAATTTACAACCTTAGTTCCAGAAAATCCGTTTTGAACTTCGTTAATTAAATAATCCGCAACCTCTTCCTCTAAAAGCGCGTATGGAATCGAACCTTGATAATCAGGATAGGAATAATATTTCATTCCAACTGAATAAGGTCTACAAAATAATATTTCTATTTTTTCATTTGAAAAACCAAATGCAGGAATTCTTTTAGGCGTATATTTTTTTAAGTCTAACCAATTATCGGAATAATAATAACCTTCAATTTCTCCTTCTTTATTACACTTTTCAGCACGTAATAAATTAACTGGAATATGGTAAACTTTTAAAATCTTTTCGTGATCCGCCGAATAATGTACTTGAATAGCGAACTGACCTAACATTTTACGATCAATAACAATTTTACGAACGCAATCAGGATTCAACAAAGCCATCATTTGAGCGTATTCATTTGGCTTTTTGCTTGCGTCTAACGCACTTAATCCGCGTCCGTAAACTAATCTACTTATATTGTTTATAATTGCGTTATTCGTCGTTGAATTCGTGTAACGGTCTATTAAAAAATTGAAATAATTATTGTCTTCTCCAAATTCTACCCAATTTTCCCGCTTCGATTCCTGAATTACGGGCGTCGTGTAAGAACTTAAATTTAAAACGTGTATATTATTCATAAACTATAAATTCATTTGTTGTACTGTTTGAAACATACTGACCGTTATTTACGGAAAAGGTAACTAAAGATTGATTAGTACAAAATATTTTATCTTTGTAAATTGTTTGGTCTCCGTCTTTAATTGTTAAAATATAGAAACGATTTTCCACTAAATTAAATTCCGATTCAAACGTACTAAAATAATCTCCTTCAGTAAAAGTGTACGTATCAATTACTACCGTTTTATTTGTTAATTCATCTGTAATTTGAACTAAATCAAAAGTTGAACTTCTTGGAATTAAATTAAATGTTTGTGGCGTTATTTCAGTGTTTAAAACAATCATATCTATATAACTTAAAAATGTGTTTTTTGTCCCAAATAAAAAACCCGCCTATTTCTAAGCGGGTAATTTATAAAGTAATATTCTTTATTAAACAACTATTAACGCGTCGTTTGTTCCGTCGTTAAATACGGCTTGTAATTCCGCTTCGGTTGTACATTCTAAGAAGTTCGCGGGCAATTTTTCCATGCTTGTGAACGTCAAATTATAACCGTTAAAATCACCCATCTGCACCCCACTTGAAACAGTACCCGCAGTAACATCACACCCTTGATCTAATCCCGCTAAGAAATATTGGTGGTCACGTGTTTCTACTACAATTCTTGGTCGTCCGTAAGCTAACAATTTAACGTTTTTATGTGTTACCGGATCTTGTTTTTTTAATGTTATTGTTAATACTTGCTCAAAGAAAGTAGTTCCGTTATCACGTGACGTTTGAATAGTTTGTTCAAATCCGTTAGCACCTTTCAATTCAAATTTATATAAACTTAATTGTGCATCTGGTACCCAATTTTCAATAACGTCTGTATTTGTAGCATCGTACGTTGGGTTTGAAACAGTCGGCATTGGTAAATCGCCGTAATTAATAAAATAAATATTTAATAACCCTGAAATCGCGTCTTTGCACGCTTCCAGTCTTCCATCTGCTATATCGCAACTCATAATATTATTTTTTTAAAAATTAAATTCCGTAAGAAACAACATC